GTCATAGGCGGTCGACTGGTTGACAAGCCCCTGGGCCGCCGCAAGCCGCTGCTGTTGCTGGTTCGCCTGCAGTTGCGCCTGCGCCTCGGCCCCGCCCAGCGCCTGCGCGAAGCCTTGCGAGCGCAAGGCGCCCAGGGTCGTCGCCCGGGCTCGCGCCAGCTCGCCTTCGGTCGCCGACTGGGTCAGCGCCGCGCCCGACCCGCCGAAGGCGCCCGAGCCCGCCAGCGCGAGGTTCTGCGCCGCGCGCACCTTCCCGTCGCTGGAGTCGAGGTCCGCCGAGGTCGCGTTGACGACGTCATTCGTATAGGGGGCCATGAACTGGCCGATATTGGCCGAGATCGACGGCGCCGGGCGGTCAGCCACGCCGCGATACAGGTCCGCCGCCCCCTCGAAGTTCCACGGTTGGCCGGACAGCATGCCGGCGCTGGCCCCCGCCACATTCTGCAGGGCATTGCTGGGCGCCACCTGGCTTTGCGGGTCGCCGTTCAGCAATCCGCCCACTCGGCCGGCGACGCTCTGTGTGAGGTTCGACGCCCAGTCGGGCACGATCGGCGTCGTGGTGCTGTTGGTCGTGGTGTTGGAGCTGCCGCTCGAATTCGATTTCGAGCCTCCGATCTTCAAGCTCATCTAGAGGTCCTTTGCGATGATCCGCGCCAGCGGCGCGTAGCCCTTGTTGCGAAGCGTCCGCTGCCAGCCATCCCGTCCGATCACCAGCGCGCGGCGGCAACCGCGGGCCCGGCCCCAGGCCTCGGCGAGCGGCAACAGCTCATCTTCCAGTTCGTCCCGCGCCCCGCCGGCCAGCCAGACCAGCAGCCGCAGCTCGCCGGGATCCTGTTCGACGGCCGCCACCAGGGCGCTGCGCGCACCCGGCCAGAGCCGGGCTTCGCCACGTTCGATCGCGGCCTTCACATCGGCCAGCGAGTGGGTGCGGCCCGCGTGCGCCAGGGCGGCGTCCAGCCATGGTGCGCAGCGGAGCCATTCCGTCTCGAAGGTCACCGCTTGCCGGCCGGCGCCGCGTCGAACACCGGCTGGCCGATGCGGCAAGCGGTAGGCGCGCTCGATCCGGAGAACCTCACCTTGAACAACCGCCCCGAGACCAGGATGTCGCTCTTGGCGTCGCCGGGCGCCATCGCCGGCGCGGTCGCGGTCAATGCCGCGTCCTGCGGATGCTGCCGGGCGGAGACGGCGACGCTGACCGGGCCAAGCTGGCCCTTGAAGTCCGGCCAGATCTCGCGGACCAGCAGGAAGGTCTCCGGGTCCAGATAGCTGTCCGCGGTCTCGATGAACCAGGCGAACGGCGCGCCGTCGGCCGAATGACCCTTCTCGTGGTGATAGACGCGGCCCTCGAAGGTCACGCCCAGCGGATAGAGCGAGGGACCGGCGTCGACGAACGCCGTCCGCGCCATCACCCCGCGATGCCAGGCGCCGGCGTCGCCCCCGGAGAGGGCCAGCGCCAGATAGCGGCTGTTCTCATAGCCGTCGCGGCTGTCCGGATAGTCGAAGCGGATCTCGGAGAACTCGGCGTTGGATGACGCCACGACCTTGTCGCCCTGGCTTGCGGCCAGCTGGTCGGCGAAGTCCTGGCGGATCGGGCACGGAACCGGCTCCGGCTGGCCGCCGATCCCGTAGCTGTAGAACTGCCGGTCCGGGCTCGCCCAGAAGGCCGTCTGCCCCACGACGACCGCAGCGTTCGGCCCGATCAGGCCGCAGTTGCGCCCGACCCGGTCGAACCGCCAGGGCTGGTTCAGCGCGCCGACGAAGGTTCCCAGGAACAGGGCGTCGCTGGTCCAGACCAGCATGTAGGGCCCGACCATCCGCCCGGCCACGATCCGGCCGCCGCCGGTCAGCACATATTCCCGCGCCGTCGAGCCGTCCGCCAACGTGCTCCACTCCGTGTTGTCGCGGATCGAGGAGTGGCGGATGCAGAGCGGATTGAAGGTCCCGGAGACCTCCTCGTTGCAGCCGAGCGCGAAGACCTGGTAGCCGCCGTTCAGGGGCGCCACCAGCATGTGGGTCACATTGGCCGGCGCGTTCGCGAGCGCTGCGGCCGGCGAGGCCGTGTCGTTCGTCCAGGCGAAGATCGTCTGGTTGCGAGGGCTCGCCAGCAGGTTCTGGCCCCAGGCGGCCAGCGACCAGGTCAGCGGGAAATAGTCGCTGGTCGAGGGTTGTCCGAAGCCGCCCACGCCGAAAGCGCCCGTGCCGTAGCCCGCACTGCCCGCCCCGTCGATCGCCCCCGCCGCAAAGCCCGCGGCCGGCGTGATGTCGAACAGCGCCCCGCCTTGCCAGAGCTGCAGCCGCGAATGGGTCCCGAACGCGACGTTCAGCACCGCGGCGTTGTCGGTCCACGGGAAGGCCGTCCGGCAGACACCGGTCAGCGCCTCGGCCATCAGGCTCTCCCAGCCGCCGACCGCCTGCGCGCGCCCCAGCCGGAAGCGCACGTTCGAGCCGTCGGCCCAGCGTCCGCTTCCGGCAAAACTGGTGTCGTCGCCGTTCAGGCCCGGCGGCAGGTCGAGCGGAATTCTCATGGATGCATCCGTGTCTTGAGGCGCTATTGACCTGGGGCCGCCGATGGCCGATGCGCCCCGGCTGCAAAGGAGTTTCCGTGGCGGCCGACAGCCCATCGATCTACCTGGCGACGCCCTGCTACGGCGGCCAGGCGCACGCCATCTACATGAGCTCGCTCATGGCGTTCCGGCCGGCCTGCGCGGCAAAGGGTGTGCCGCTGCACCTCGACCTCACCGGTGGCGAAGCGCTCATCGGCCGCGCGCGCGCCGCCTTCCTCGCGAAGTTCCTGGCGAGCCCGGCGACGCACCTGATGTTCATCGACGCCGACATCGGCTTCGAGGCCGCCGCCGTCTTCCGCCTGCTGGAGGCCGGCCGCGACGTCGTGGGCGGCCTCTACCCGCGCAAGGCGCAGGATCCCGCCGGGCCACAGGCGCTCGAGGTCGAGGCCCTGCCCGACGACCCGGCGCCGGACGCCCAGGGCTTTCGCCGCGTGGCCAGCCTCGGCGCCGGCTTCCTGATGATCAGCCGCTCAGCCGCGACCCGCATCGTCGAAGCCCACCCCGAGCTGCGCGCCCGCCTCGGCGACATGCACGCGCTGGGCGTCGCCGAGGCCGCCATGGTCTTCGACTCCCTCATCGACCCGAAGACCACCCGCTACCTCCCCGACCACCAGGCGTTCTGCCACCGCTGGCGAGCGCTAGGCGGCGAAGTCTGGGCGGATGCGCGGAGTGAGCTTAGGCACGTGGGGGAGGTCACTCATTCAACTCTTGTTTGCATGGTTTAGGCTCTGACTATGGCAAGGTCCTACTATTCGCCGGGCGCAGCCTCGGCAGCCTTCTACGACTTGGTGACTGCCGCCGACCGATCACTTGACGGCGACGTAGACTTCTACGCGGCGCTGACACCTGCAGGGGGTTCGGTGTTGGAGCTCGGCTCGGGGACGGGTCGCGTCTCATCAGCTTTGGCGCGGCTTGGCTTCGAAGTGACTGGCCTAGAGATCGCACCGGCCATGCTTGAGCAGGCCAAGGCCACCGCCGGGGGAAGAGGTCCAAGCTACGTCCGTGGCGACATGACCTCCATCTCCCTAGGTAGGAAGTTCGATTCAGTCATCTGCCCCTTCTACGCCCTCGCTCACCTCCCACCTGGCGCTGCATGGCGCAACACTTTCCGCGGCGTCGCTCGCCACTTAGAGCCGAAAGGCCTAGCTGCCTTCCATTTGCCAGCGGGAGACAAGATGGCCCTTCCGTCGCCACCCACTGGTGCACTTCTGCTGAGTGAGTTGGCAAAAGATGGCCGGCGGCTGGAAATGCGTCTCAAGAGCCAAGTTTACCGCGCCGATATTGGTCGGCTGGACCTTACGCTAAACTATATCTTGTCTGGAGAAGACGCGAGTTCTGAGCGTCTCACACTCTACAATGGCGACCCTCGTCCATATGCCGCCACGGCCGGTCTCATCCCCGACCGCGAGCCGGTACCGTTGGGCAGCACTGGATCGATCCACGTCTTTCGTCTCAGCGAATGAACATGACTATGACCT